GGCCACCTGAAGGCCGACAAACTTCTCTTCGCTCTGTCCTGTCCAGCCCGTAGGTACTTCCGTCACGACATCTGGCCAACGTACAAAGGTCACCGCCGCGGTACCCGACCGCAGGCCCTAGATGGCCTCCGCGAGTACCTCGAACACGAACACTGGTGCATCTGGAAGTCCAACATCGAGGCCGATGATGTCATCGGAATCGTGGCCACCTGCAAGCGTGTGATCCGAAGTGGGCGCGCTGTGATCGTGACAAAGGACAAGGACATGCTCCAGATCCCCGGGGAGCATCTGAATCACTCCAAGTTGGAGAAGGGGATCCGCACAGTGACTCCTGAGCAGGGCCATCGAATGCACCTGTATCAGACCCTCACGGGCGATTCCACGGACAACTACCCGGGCGCTCCGGGTGTGGGCCCAAAGCGGGCCACGAAGTTGCTTGATATGGCCCCTACATGGGAAACCGTGGTGTCCGAGTTCGTCCGCCGCGGGAAGACCGAAGCGGATGCGTTGGTTCAAGCGAGAGTCTCGAAGATCCTCACGGCGGATCTGTGGGACTGGGCGAACAACAAGCCGAAGATGTGGAGCCCGATTACAGAATGACGACTGAATTCTCTGGTGTGAAAGACTCAGGCAAGCGTGAAGAGTTCCCCACGGGGTCCGTGCGTGACACCCGCGAGGGCAAGGGGCGGTTCGATCTGTTGTCCCCCATCTTCCTCCAACGGCTCGCTCGGCACGTTGAGAACGGTGCCAAGAAGTACGGGGACCGCAACTGGGAGAAGGGGCAGGGGGTAATGCGGTACTTCGATTCGTGTTCCCGGCATTTGAACAAGTGGCTGGAGGGGCACCGAGACGAGGACCACTTGGCGGCTGCTGCATGGAACATTCAGGGCATGATCCACACGATTGAGATGGTCCAGCGGGGGCACCTGCCGGAGGCTCTGCTGGTGGGCATTCCGGACTACATGGGAGAATCGCGGCCCCCGTCTCCGTCTCCTGTGAAGGCCCCCGCGGAGAGTTCGAGTTGAGCGAGGTGGGTGAAGAAGACCTTTGATACGGACGGAGACGCCACTTACATCCGTGACGACGGGTATGCGCTTACTGCCAGTGCGTTCGGGGAAAGGGATTTCAATGGCTGGACATGGGATGAGGACGCAAACGAAGCGTGCCCATACTGGAAGTCCAGTCAGTCTCTGATTGACAGCAAGATCCGGGCCAACGGCTTCGAGATCCGTGAGGTGACCTCTGCCTGACCCTCAGAAGGTCTACATCCTGGGGCCCATGTCAGGCATCCCAGACGACAACCGCCCGGCCTTCCGTGCCGCCTCCCGCGTTCTCCGCGAGATGGGCTTCGAGGTAACGAGCCCCGATGAGTTGGACGAGCGGTGCCCCGCTGCGGGGACCTCGTGGGCCGATTACCTACGCCGTGATGTCCCTTGGGTTCTCCAAGCGGACATGGGCGTGGCCCTTCCTGGTTGGCGTAATTCAAAGGGGGCGACACTCGAAGCGACCATTCTGGGAACCTTCGGGGTCCCCGTATTTGAACTCGTTGACGGTGACCTTTACCCGGTGGATGCGGCATACCTGCCGAAGCCCCAACACCCCGTCACTGTTCCGATCGCTGGAACCCATACTCAATGACAATCTCCTCCGTTCCCGTGATTCCCCCCTACAGGGAAAACTTAGGGGTAGGGGATAGTCCCAACGTATCCCACCTATCCCCTGAGCAGTTCATTGACCTAGCCACCGTGGCAGAGAACCTCAAGGCTCCTCCCTCTATGAGCCCCTTAGAGGTCTCTTCATGGCGCTCAGGTGTCCTCTCATTGCTCAATGCTGTGAGAGATCGCATCAACACCAGACTTCAACCAACAGGAGTAGTTCTCCAACAACGCTATGTGCTTGAATCCCGGCAAAGTCGCTATGCCAGCGACAGTGACCCCCGCTCCAGCGCCTCCGGCTCCGGAACTGCCTACTAGTCCCCTTGCGTTGGCCCCGGCGAGAACTAAGAAGTCCTCTGCTGATCCTGTGGACCTGTCGGCCCTACGTCTTGATCTACTCACCCCTCCCGCCTTCCAGGGCCAAGGGAGCCCAGGTCTTAGTTCTCTCGCTCTCCGATGAACAACAACACACTGTCTCCCCCTCAGGGAGACCTACTGGCCCCTCAAGCGGATCACACCGTTGAGAGTCTGTACAACAGGCTCACACCCGCTAGAGAGCCTTTCCTCATCGAGGGGCGGGACTGTGCCCTCTACACCATTCCCAAGGCACTCCCGCCCCAGGGCCATACCGCAGCGAGTCCGCTAGCGAAGCCTTGGCAATCCATCGGGGCCCTGTGTGTCACCACACTGGCCTCCAAGTTGCTCCTCACGATGCTCCCTCCGGAACGCAAGCCGTTCCGCATGGTGCTCGATGAGAAGTTCCTGAAGGAGATCCCCGACTCCGAGAAGGGCGAATGGGATCTTGCACTCAGCAAGTACGAGAACCGTGTGGTCTCCTCTCTGGAGTCCCGTGGTGTCCGTACAGCGGCCTATGAGGCGTTCCTGCAATACACCATTGTTGGGAACTGCCTTCTGTACATCGGCAAGAAGAAGTGCAAGGTCTACCCGCTCTCGAACTACGTTGTCGAGCGTGACGGGGCCGGGGAATTGGTTCGGATCATCGTCAACGAGAAGGTTGGCCACAACGCTCTCCCGGCATCCGTGCGGGAGAAGGCTGAGCAGAAGATCGGCAAGGACGCCTGTACCGAGAAGTCGCACGACATGTACACGCACGTCTACCAGGATTGCGAAAGCAAGAACTGGAAGATGGAGCAATGGGTGTGTGGCTTCAAGATCGAAGAGACCGTCACCGACTACGGGAAGCGCAAGATCCCGTGGATCGTCCTGCGGTCCTCGATGGTGGCCGGTGAGGACTATGGCCGGTCCCGAGTGAGTGAATACCTCGGTGACTTCCGTGCCTGTAGTGTCCTCACGCGGAGCATCGTCTGTGGTGCCGCTGTGGCGGCGAAGGTCATCTTCCTCCGAAAGCCCGGCTCCAGTACCAACGGTAAGGACCTCCAAGAGGCCGACATCGGCGGTCTGGTTGACGGTAACGCCGACGACATCTCCACCCTGAAGTTGGACAAGTATCCAGACTTCCAGGTTGCGATGCAAACGCTGGAGATGATCGAGAAGCGGCTGACGTTCGCGTTCCTCGTGGACTCGGCTGTTCAGCGACAAGCGGAGCGTGTGACTGCGGAAGAGATCCGCACCATCGCCAAGTTGCTCACCGACGCTCTCGGTGGCTCCTATACGATCCTCAACGAGACCTTCCTCATCCCCTTGTTGGATGCAGACATCACCCAGCAGGAAGCCGAGGGGACTCTCCCCAAACTCCCCAAGAACTCCGTGCGTCCTACCGCGGTGGTCGGGCTCGATGCCCTTGGCCGCAACCACGAACTCGGACGCATGATGCAGTTCGCTAGCATCATCGCTCAGAACTTCGGTCCTGAGGCGATCAGCAAAGTCATCAACCTCTCAGAGTTCTCCCGCCGTGCGGCTGCTGCCCTCGACATCGAGAACAGCGGCCTCATCGCTACCGAGCAAGAGATCGCACAGAAGGACGCTGCAATGCAGCAAGCCGCTGTAGCGAACAACCTTGCTCCTCACCTCATCAAAGCCGCGACTGCCAACCAGTCGCCTGCCGCATCGCCCGCCGGTGTCCCGGCTCAGTAACATGACCGCACCCACAAACACCCCGACTCCCGCCTCCGTCACTCCTGCGGCCCCCGCACCGGCCCCCGCACCGGCACCCACGCCGACGCCTGCTCCGGCACCCACGCCGACGCCTGCTCCGGCCCCTGAAGTGAAACCTACACCGGCCCCCACGCCGGAACCCGCGAAGACCCCTGCGGCCCCCGCAAAGGACCCCTTCGCGTCCCTCAGTGTCCCCGACAAGCCCGTTACTCCGGCCCCCTCGAATCCCGCCAATCCGAATCTTCCCGATCAGAAGGGGAAGATAACTCCGGAACTGATGGCGAAGTTCGAGGGCGAGTTCAAGACCAAGGGCGCTCTCAGTCCCGAGTCCTATGCGGAACTTGAGTCCGCGGGTGTCACCAAGGAGTACACCGATCAGTACATCGCTGGGCGGATCGCTCAGAGCCAACTCGCGGCCCAAGAGGTCCTGAACGCGGTCGGCGGTGAGAAGGAGTTCAACTCCATGCGGGACTGGGCATCGCGTGAGTTGAGCGATGCCGAGAAGACCCTCTGGAAGGAACTCCACGATAAGGCCGACAAGGGCGACTCGTCGGGCCTGAAGGCTTTCCTCGTTGGCGTGAACGCCCGCTACAAGGCGAGCGGTGCCCACGAGCCGACGCCTGTTGGGGGCTCCCCAGTGGCCACTCCAACGAACTTCAATGACCTCTCTGAAATCCAGACCGCGATGCGGGACCCCCGCTACCGCAGCAGCCCGACGTATCGAGATCAGGTCCTCACGCGGGTCCTGAACTCGCCCCTCCCGGGCATCGACATCTTCGTGAAGGAGTAAACCATCGAGTCAACTTCCTATGACTCCGGACTAGTCATTTCGCTCCTCACCGGGCGGACCACCACTGGTACCGGGATCGCTACAAAGAACTTCTCTCGCATCGTCGGCGACTCGATCGCTCAGGCTCAGGTTGACATCACTGGTGGCACCGCCACCGTGAACATCGAGGGCTCGATTGACGGGACGACTTGGTACGTCATCGCGGGCGTCACGGCGGGCGGCATCTATCCGTTCGCGTGCCCCCCGAACGTCCGCGTGTCCATCCCCGCCATCTCGGGCGCAACCGTCAACGTGTACCTGGTGGGCCCCCGATAAATGCCCCGGCTCCGCTATGCGGGGGCCGCGGCTATGCACGATCTGAAGAACGACCTCGCTCTCGGGGTTGCTCAGATCATTGGCTTTGGGGACTCGACTGAGAAGAAGAATGGGCAGGGGCACGATCACGGGCGAGGCTACGGGTTCGGTAAGAACTTCCAGTGGCTCGCTGTGTTCGCCCCTGTCACGTCGGCTGCTCAGTCATACCCCGGCTACTACAGCACGGGCACAAGTGCTACGCAATCGCTCGCCCCCCTCGACCCGAGCATGGACTACCTGCCTGTCGGCAACCAAATCGGCGGCAGTCAGTTCATGTTCTACGCCCTCGCCGATCAGGACTCGTCTCGGGTAGTCTCCACCTTCAGTGGCCCTGTGTTGTCCCTCATCATGGGCACACCGGCGACTCCGCAATCGGCCCCCTACAGGGCCCGTTGGTGGTACCTGGAGACCCCTGACGGTGTTTCCCTTCCGGGCTCTGCTGCCCCCAACCGCGGTAAGTTCCGCCCGGGTATCCGCAACGGCGGTACACCGAACTACAACACGCTCGCGGGCAATGACGCGGACGTTCCCCTGTGGAACGCATCCGACACGCCCGTAGTCAAGAACACTTCAAGGGCCTTTGCGGCCAATGCAGCGGGCACGAGCGTTGAAGCCCGGTGGTGTCTCCCCGGAGCCTCCACGAGCCTGACGCCTCCGTACTACCTGCTGGGCCACTCCTTCGAGCGTGACGACATCCGCACGGGTGCCATCATGACTTCGATCTGGTGGTACGGCGGGAACGGCCTCGTCAACTGGCAAACCAGAATGACCGCCGTGGGAGCCCAACGCTTCGCAAATCTGTTCTCGCTGTTGAAGCAGAATATGGACGCGAAGAACTCCGCTGGGTACCCGTGGCGATTCTGGTTCTCATGCACCCCCGGACTCAATGACCGCGGCCTCACCGCGGATCAATACGAGACGAACTTCCGATCGTTCATCGCCACCGTTGCGGGTTACTTCGACACCGCTGGCATTCCTCGGAGTCGCGTCCGCTTCCTCATTGGCCGCCCCCACCCTGTAGCAACTGCTCCGGTGGGAACTGATGATGCGTTGCTGGAGGCGTTCTTCCAACGGATGTGCAAGGTCGCCCGTGAGCGGACTGACATGGTGGTGTATGACCCCACCTCGGTCCTCAACGGGAACGAACTCAAACTCTCCACTGGTGGTGTGGACGGTTACGACAACTCTGTGGGCGTCAACGACGACCCCAACCACCTCAAGACCGCCGGTGAGGAACTTCTGTGGGACCGCGTAACTGCTGGCTGTAAAGAGGCCGCATCGGTCACGAAGTTCTCCGGCCAATACAGGTCCGTGCTACGAGCCCGGGGCGGGATCCGCGATCTCCCCGACACGGCGCTTCCTCTCCTTCACGCCTGATCGCACAGCCGCATAGTCGGCGAATCACTCACAAAGAAACTCACTCATGTCTACGTTCTCTACTCCGTTCCGGAGCCTTCAGGCTCTCGGTGCAAACTCGGCCCGCGCTCTTGGTCTCAAGGTCCTCGCCTCCGAGTTCATCACGGCCTACCCCACCGCATGTGTCTTCGCCGACAAGGTGACCCGCAAGAGCGTCACCAACGGTATCACCGGGCAGTTCCCGCTGCTCGGTCGATACTCGGGCGGTGCGTGGCACACCCCGGGTGTCTCTCTTGACCCCGCGGCGGGCCCCCAGGTCACTGAGCGTCTGATCCACGTCGATCGACGCCGCATCTACCCGATCGTTCTCCCCGAGTTCGATCGGAACGTCGCTCACTACGAGTACCGCGCTCCGCTCGTGGATCAGATGGTCCAGTGCGTGAGCCGTGACCGCGATGAGCGAATCTCTCGCGTCATCGCTCGTGCAGCCCGTACCGCCTCGGGTAACCCCACGGGGATCCCCTATGGCATCTCCGGTGCCCGTACTACGGGCGGTGCTGCGTTCCGTGGTGCGGCCCTCGCTACCACCGTCGCCAACCTGCGTACCGCCATCTGGGCGGCTGCTCAGCGTCTCGACGAGAACAACGTGGCTCGCGGTGTGGACAACCGCACCATCGCTCTCCGTCCGGCTCAGTATTACCTGATGCTGAACGAGACCTCCACCACCGGAGCAATGCAACTCAACCGTGACGTTGGCGGTAGCGGTAACGTCTCCACGGGTGAGATCCGCACCTACGCGGGTTTCAACTTCGTGATGACGAACAACATGGCGAATGCCAACGTCACCACCGAAGACGTTGCTGCCACCACGGGTACCGTCTCGCTGGGCGGTGGCCCCGGTGCCCTGTATGGCAACGGCGGTAACAACTACAACGGCGACTTCCGCAACACCATTGCCCTCTGCTTCGCCAAGGACTGCGTTGGTAACGCGGTCATCGACGGGTTCAAGATGGAATCCGAGTACAGCGTCCGCACCCAGGCGGACCTGCTCGCCATGTCCTTCATCGAAGGTCTCAACGTCCTTCGCACCGAAGGGGCCATCGAACTGTGGGGCTCGGACACGCCGCTCGGCGACGTGGACGCCACCAACAACCTCCTCCCGGTCGGCTAATCCTGACCTCTACACAGTCACTCAGGGGCTCCCGAAAGGGGGCCTCTTTGTTTCCCTTTAGGAGACCAACTTGGATCTGCTACAAGCAGTCAACATCTGTCTCGGCACAATCCGAGAGCCCCCTGTAAGTTCCCTCGCGGCCCCTCTGGACACCGAGCCCGCGATCGCTAAGAGCATCATCGAAGAGGTCACCACTGAACTCTGCTCGAAGCGGTGGCACTTCAACACCGATGCCGGTGTCACCTTCTCCGTCAGCAGCGGGGGCATCACGCTCCCCTCTGATGTCCTTGAAGTGGTCATTGACCCAACCTCTGTCACCACCACGCAGGACCCAGCCCAACGCGGTAACCGGCTCTACAACCGGATCGGTGGAACGTACACCTTCACCAACTCGGTGAAGTGTGCCCTCGTTCACCGCAACATCCCCTTCGAGAACCTTCCCTACCTCGCTCAGCGCTTCGTGTCTCTCCGTGCGGCCCGTCTGTTCAACCAGCGGATCCTCGGCTCGGACACGATCTACCGCGAGGCTGGGCAAGATGAGATGATCGCTTGGGCTGACATGCAGCGGAAGTACACCATCGACTCCAAGCCGAACCTGCTGTTCAGTACGGTCACTCAAGAGATGGCTGTGAGGAACCCGTGGGATTGAATAAGGTGACCCTCCGTGTCGATGATAACTGAACCCATCCCTTCCCTGCTCCAGGGAATGACTCAACAGGCCCCTGAACTTCGGAACGCGAACAAGGCCGACTTCCAGAGCAACTTCATTTCCGACCCCGCAGCGGGCCTAGCAAGGCGTGCGGGTACCGATCACGTCCGCAAGGTCCCCGGTCTCCAGAATCCGAACCAGACGTTCGTGAAGTGGATCCGGCGGGACGAGACTGAGAAGTATTGCGTCACCTTCGATGGTGTCGCCCTGCGGGTGTTCGGGCTCGATGGCCGCGAGTACATCGTTCAGGCCGACGCCGCGGCGATCTCCTACATCTCCGCATCCAACCCCAAGAAGAAACTCCGCTCCCTCACCCTCGCTGACACCACGCTCATCCTCAACACTGAGAAGACCGTGGCGATGTCCCCTGACGTGTCCCCTGCATTGGCCAAGTTGGCCGTTGTGTGGATCAAGCAGGGCAACTACGGGCAGACCTACACCGTCCGCCTAGCGGAGGGTGATGCCTACGACACGACCCCTGACGGGTCCGTTTCGGGGCACGTTGCGGAGATCCGCACCAGCAAGATCGCTGATCGTCTCGTGAACGGCGGGGCACCCTATGACGGGACCCAGACGCTCCTGAAGATCGGCTCCGTGAGTGGCTCCTATACCGTGACCTACACGGCTGGAGACTCATACTTCCTCATCAAGAAGACCGACGACTCGGACTTCACCATCGAGGGGAGAGACTCGATCGCTGGGAACGGTGTGGGGGTCTGTAAGAACTCCGCACGGTCCTTTGCATCGCTCCCTCCGATTGCCCCTGATGGGTACATCGCAAGCGTCCTTGGTAATCAAGACGACTCCGCGGATGACTACTGGGTGAAGTTCTCCCTGAACCGATCCACGTCTCCGGACGGGAAGGCTCGCGGCCAATGGGCCGAGACTCTTGCGCCCGGGGTCAAGTACAAACTCGACGCCTCCACGATGCCCCACCGGCTCAACCGCAAGCAGGACGACTACGCCGGGACCGTCACCGGCACTCCCTACGCGGTGTACTTCACCTTCGAGCCGTGCGTGTGGGGAGAGAGGGAAGTGGGGGACACGGACACCTCTCCGGATCCCTCGTTCGTCGGCAACCAGATCCGCAACCTCTTCGTCTTCCAGAACCGCCTCGGGTTCCTCTTCAAGTCAAACGTCGTCATGTCCCGTACGGGCGACTACTTCCACTTCTTCCGCCACACCGTCACCAAGGTTCTCGACACGGACCCCATCGACGGTACCGTGGCCCCCGGGCGGCTCACTGATGACCGTGTACTGAACCTGGACAACGCCCTTGCGTTCGCCCAAGAGTTGCTGCTGATCGGTGACCGCGTACAGATCGTGGTCCCCGGAAGCGAGCCGCTCACGCCAGCGTCCTTCAGGGCGCTCCTGGCAAGTTCCCTTGAGGCGTATCCGGACTGTCGGCCTGTGATGTCTGAGACATCCGCCTTCATCCCGTACACCACCGGCTCCTATGTCGGGCTTCGAGAGTTCCTGCTGGATGGCAACGCCAACAAGTTCTCCTTCTCGGACACCGCAGAGATCCCTCGACTGATCCCCGGTGCCCCCGATGCGCTCGCCATCTGTTCCTCCCAGTCCACCATGATCGTTCTCTCCACGGACGATCCAACGAACCTGTACGTGTTCCGCTGGCTCGATGAGGGCCGCAGCCGCGTTCAGGCCGCTTGGGGTGTGTGGTCCTTCGGGGACCCCATCCTGTCCTGTGAGGTCCTTGAGACGACCCTGTGGATGCTCGTCAATCGCCCCGAGGGTCCCACCCTTGAGAGCATGGAGATCCCGTACGGGATCCAGAGCGAGTTGGATGCACGCTTCCCGATTCACCTCGACCGCAAGGTTCCATTCGGCACGGCCCGTATGCGGTCTCCTTCCATCGCCCCCGCGGGCTCTGGAGCGGACCCCATCGGTGGCACCGTAACGGCCCCTCCTGGTGGCGGTGGGGGGCCCCTCCCGGGAGACCCAAACTCCAACCGTCAGCCGTGGAACCCCGATGACGGCTCGGTGAACAACTACATCACCGAGGGGTCCGGGGCAACGACCTCGACCGACCCCGCCGCGGTCTCTGCGGGGAACCCTTCAGGGGCCTCTCGTGACCGTGGCATCATCTCCTATGACTCAGCCCGAAACGTCTCCGTCCTGCAATTCCCTTATGACCCACCATCATCGGTGATGGTCATTCGGGCAGACACGATGCAGTCTCTCCGCTGGGTTGTCGGCCAAGATCCCAAGACCATCGAAGTCTCCGGTGACATGCGGCAGTTGCCGCTGTACGGGGGCACAGAGTTTTCCTGCGTCTACACGTTCGGACCTGCCACTGTCATTTCATCGTCCACCTCTGGTGGCTCTGCAAGGCTCAGATCGGGCCGAGTCAGGGTCCACAAGTGGGCCGTGGTCGGGTCCTCGTGTGGAGCCTTTGAGTTGATCGTCGCGTCCCGCAATCGCCCCGACGTGACCAAGATCGTGACCCCCAAGCAAATCGGCTCAGTGAACATCACCTCCCCGGTGGAGACCATCGGCAGTGTGTTCTGCGGTTTCGCCGCGGATCGCTGCCGGGTGTCGATCCGGTGTACGGGGTACTGGCCTGTTGTGATCTCGTCTGCCTTCTGGACTGGAGAGATTCAGTCCGACCACCAAATCAGATGAACCTGTATATCGTCGGCGCTACCGAGCGTCACGCTCGAATGATCGGTCCTCACCTTCGGGCCGACGATCTATCAGAAATCACCGCCCTTACCGGAGAAGATCCTGTAAGGGCCCTTTGTCGATCCATCGCGGAGTCCACTGAGGCGTTCACCATCATGCTCGATGGTGTCCCCTGTGGGCTCGCTGGGTACGTTCAGACTGCCCCCAATGCCGCCTGTGTGTGGCTCTTGGGGACGCCCCTGCTCGTGGCCCACCGCAAGGCATTCCTACGGGGGTGCCTCCGTGAGATGGCTCGCGTCCTATACAAGTTTGACATCATCTACAACTGGGTCTCCGAATCCAACACCCTCCACAAGGAGTGGTTGACTTGGATGGGAGCCCGCTGGGCTACAGAAGCGGACCCTATGGGGGTCCGTGGAGAGCCGTTCAGGAGGTTCGAGATTGTGTACTCCACTGGCGATCGCCGCCACCGCGATTAGTGCGGCTGGGCAGACCGCTCAGTTCGCCGGAGCCTCTTCACAGGCCAAGGCACAGAACCAGTTCCAGGCTCAACGATACACGGAGACCGCCAACGCGGCCATCCTGTCCTATCAGCAGAGCCTCAATCAGATCGCTGTACGGTCCCAGCAGGAAGCCGAAGCGGCTGCCCAAGAGGGCAACGCTGCTCGGATGCAGGCTACCGCAGCGGCGGCTACGACCTCTGCTCGGGCTGCTGCATCGGGCTTCTCGGGGAACTCTGTCACCCAACTCCTGAATGAGTTCTCATTCATGGACGCGGCGAATCAGAACACCCTTGACACCAACCTCAACTGGACCAAGGCCCAACTCTCGATGGAGAGTCAGGGGCTCCGCTCTCAGGCTACCGGACAGATCCGGGCGGCTACCCCTCAGTTCGTGAAGGGCCCGTCCCCGCTGGCGTTCGGTCTCCAACTCGCGGGCACCGCGCTCAGCGGGCTCGCTCAGGGGAACCAGATGCTCCCTCCGGACCAACAGGGTTCCGTTGGTGGGTGGTGGTTCCGGCCCGTCAGTCTGTTCGGCGGTACGGCCCCCTCGGGGGGCACCGGACAGGCCCTCACAGGCGTCTCCCGAAGTGGCTTCTTGAAACTGAAGGGGGACTTCTAACCAGTGTCTCAAATCTCTCTACGCCCCGTCGCGTCCCCGCTCAGCACGTTCACGCCTGCTGAGGTCCGTGGGAACGCCTCTTCGGGGTCTGATCTGATCCAACTCGGGTCCGCCCTCAAGGAGTTCAATACCGGCCTCGGCCAGTACATGAGCGTCCGCGAGGCCCAGTACCGCCAACAGGCGGCGGCTGATGCCCAGAAGGTCATGCTTGAGAAGCAGTTCAAGAACATGGCGGATCTCAAGTCCGCCGTGGACCGGGGCGAGATCAGCGAGAATGACAACCCGTGGCGGTTCGTCTTCCTGAAGCAACTCGTGGCCTCCAAGGAGGTCGGGGATGTTTCCCGCCAGATCGAGGACGAGTATTACAAGACTCCTGAGTTGCGATGGACCAACGACACCGAGCGTGTCGATCAGTTCATCTCTTCGCGGATGTCTCAGGCGTTCGCCGGTAGGGATGCTTGGGAGACCTCTGTGGTCACCCAGCAAGCCTCTGAGTGGCGTCAACGCTTCCTGTCGGCTCACGCTGACCGCCGCCGTGGCGAGCGTGAACTAGAGACTCAGGCCGGTGTAGTCCGCGGACTCACAGACGAGATCGTGAACAACAAGACCGCCCTCTCGGGTGTGTCTTTCGAGCCCGGCACGGCTGGGCAGATCGTGGGCTCTCAGGCCCTAGCGAAGGTTCAGGGCATCATCGACGCGGCCTATCAGGGCGCTGCGGTGCATCCTGAGAAACTCCGTGCATGGGCCACGACAGCGGTAATCAAGGCCGCAGACGCGGCTGAGGATCCCCAACTCGCCATGCGGATGTTGGAGAACCTCAAGGTCGATGGGCAGTCTCTCAAGTCGGCCCTTGCGGCTGATGACCTCAAGAAGGTCTCTGACGAGATCCTGACGCGGCAAGTTCAGAAGGAACGCCTCGCTCTTGAGAAGGAAGAACTGGCCCAGCGTCGGCTCTCCAAGGAGGCCCTCGGGGTCTTCCTTCCGCTCTACAACAAGGGCATCCCGCTCAGTGAGTCTCACCTCACAGACTTCAATGGGTTCCAGAACCTCAGTGCTGAATCTCAGTTGACCGTTCGGGGAATCTTCAAGCAGGTCCAGGCCATGCAGGCCGAAGCCTTGGTTGGGTCCGCCTCTGCGGTGGCCTCTTCGGGCGACTTCAACGACGAAGCCAAGGGCTCCTATTTGGCCCTCGCCTCCATGCTCGGTGCATCCGGCAAGGAAGCGGCCCGTCAGGTGATGGACATTGATCGAGTCGCCAAGGCGAACCTGTGGGGGCAGACCTCACCGGACACGTCCATCGAACTTCAAGGCTTGCTGACGGAACGCAAGTGGCCCGCTCTGGTGTCCCGTGTGAACCAACTCGCGGCCTCTGCGGCGATCTCCAAAGAGGACTTCGATCGCTACCACGCGATCGTTGCTCAGGGCACCAACGCGGCCCCTGAGATATTCAAGCGTGAGGATGTCGTCTCCGACATCGCTGTAAACAGACTGATTGACTATCGCCGCGGCTCGACTGATGAGCAGCGGATCGGCTGGGACAAGGAACTCTTCCAAGAGCAACTGTCCGTAGACATCAACGCGCTCAAGTCCCGGCTTGCCGAGTTTACTCTGAACTGGCACACGAGTCACCCCGCAGGGACCGAGGCTGAGTTCAAGGTGGCCGCAGAGTCAGAGGCTACCCGTCTGCTGACCACAATGGGAGTTGATACGACCCCCAAGGGGGAGGCTCAACTGACCCAGACGAAGGCTCAGCGTGCGGTCCTTGCAGATACCTCTCCGGCGGTCTGGAAGGATGGGACCATCCACGTCCAACAGGGCGGCTCGATGGTGCCTCTCGATGACCCTCCGAGTTTCTTCAACGGGGACTCGAAGCAGTTCATGAAGGGGTGGAAGCAGAAGGCTGATGCCCTCAAGATAACCACCCCCCAGGATCGTCAGGCGTTCGCCATCCAGCAGATCAAGAAGTTGCGGGATGGGCAAAGCACTGCGGCTGTTCAGGTTCGTGAAGAGGTACTCAAGGAGTCCCTCGGAGATAAGACGTACAGCGATCGTCTCCGCGTTCTTGACATGCTTCGTGAGCGTGCTTCGTTCTACAAGCAGGACTACGGGCTCACCCTACAGGCCCTCTCATTCATTGATCCAAGCCTGAAGACATCCTCTGCAAAGAGCCTGTCTGACAAGGCGGTGTTCAACATCCGCGAGCGGGCTCTCTGGCTTCGTGAGGCAGACCTGCTTGAGAGATATGGAAAGTTCCCGTCAACCGGGACTATGAAGATTCTCGCCGACTACTACGGTGAGGATGTTCTCAACCTCGGAAAGGGTACTGGAACAAAGAATGAATGAGAACATGAATGATCCACTCGGTGAAATCAATAGTTTCATCGACTCGCAATCTGCCCCCGCCCAGGAAGACTCCACCCTTGACACCATCGGCTCCGGCCTTCTGGATGTCCCTCGGGGTCTCGCTAGCGGGGCCATCGGATTCGGCCAGAGCATCGGCCAACTCGCCGATGATGCTGTCGGGCTGACTGGCTACGACCTCATCGACGACAAGTACCTCGGTGAGGATGCGGTCCCTGAGTGGGCCAAGACCAAGACCGTCCTCGGTGGAGTCGTCAGCGGCTTCACGCAGTTCGGCCTTGGGTTCGTCCCTGGCCTCGGTATCGCTGGGCGGCTCGCCAAGGTTGGCCGTGTGGCGTCCCTTCTGAACAAAGCAGGGACCGTTGGTAAGTTCGTCTACAACGCCACGGCTGCCGGGGCGGTTGCTGACTTCCTTGCCTTCAAGGGCGATCAGGACCGCGTATCGGACATCCTCGTGAAGACCGGTGGGTACGGCGACAACGCTGTTACCCGGTGGCTATCACACGGCCAGAACGATTCGTGGCTTGAGGGGCGGGCGAAGAACGTGATCGAGGGTGCCCTCTTGGGTGTCGCCTTCGAGGGCGTCTCCAAGGGCGCTTGGGCAGGCATCAAGGCGTTCCGTGGTGGTACCTCAGGGGCCACCGAGGGTCTCGCTGAGGGAGCCTCCAAGGCCCTCTCCGATGTCCCCGACATGGCCCCCAAGGAAGCCGCCGAACGCGGTCTGCTCCCGCCCTCCGTGGTCGGTGCCGAGTGGGATGCCCCTCAATTCCGAGGTGGCGAACATCGCACCCGTGTCCGTGATGAAATGATCTCCACCGGCAAGATCAGCGACGTTCAAGCGGACGCTGCCCTTGCCATGTCTGACCGTGTGTTCCGCAAGGTGGCCGCTGCTCAGGGCACCTCGATCGAGGACGTGTACGCCAAACTGTCCGTCAAGGGCGGTGAGAAGTTCACGCCGGATCAGGTCCTTGAGGCTCTCCCCGAGTGGGGCGCTCCACAGCCTCGCGGTCTCGCTGCGTTTATGAAGGACGGGATGAGTGTGGTACGCATCTTCCAAGGTGCGGACCCGTCCACCATCCATCACGAACTGTCTCATGTATTCCGAAAGCAACTGCGGCTGATTGGAGATGACCTCTCCAAGGCTGCTGATGACTGGGTTGGTGCGGAGGT